CAAGGACAACGCCAAGTCGGGCAATATTTTGTGAAGCCATTATTTCTTCCTTCGCGCCAGTTTCTTGGCGTATTCAGGGATTCTGACCGCCAACTGTGATTTTAGTTCAGTAAGGACAGCACCAGAATTTTCTTGCAGTGCAGGACGCAGAAATGGGTGGGCCGCAACCTTTGATGTGCCAAATTCGTTTGCCAAAGACACAGCACTTTTTTTGACAGAAACGACAGCAATTGCTGCGTCTGTGTCATTGACATATTCGCTCATGCGATCTTTGTCGTTGGGAATTCGAGCATCCAAACGAATGGTATCTCGCATGTGAATTGGGTTTTTTTCGTCCCTTGGCTTGTCGCCAACCCGCGCTCTTGACTGAGCAGATGACAAGACAGACCCCATAGCCGCCTTGGCTGATGGAACAAGCGTATTTCGCGCGACCAAATCACCCCTGAATCCTTCAGCCAAGTCTTTCAACTGCTGTTCAAATTCGGCAAACCCCTCCAGTTGGAATGATTTACTTTGCGGGGTGTAGGCCATGTCACGCTTTCAAAAATGCCTCAGAACCCGGTCTAGTAGCCAAGAATGCCATCAATTGCTTGTTGGCTTCACCTTGCTGTTGTTCCTTTGTCAGCGGCGGGACAATGTAATCGTGTGTCGATGGAAGAACATCTTTCATCGTAAACGGTCTTGCCGTCTTTTGTATTTTCGAGTTTAAGTTGCCTGTGGTCAAGGAGCTTAACGCCAACAGCAGCGCCTTATTCCCAATCATCCCATCCGACAACATAATCTCAATGTTTATCAGTTCATCAACCGGAACATCGTCAGGACACCCACCGTGAGCATAAATATATGCCCTAGCCTGTGAGTGAGCGTCCTGAATCAGTTTTTTCGAGAGTCCTTGTATCCGGGCTGGATGCACTCAGTAATCTTGGCAATCATCTCAAGCTGAACAGTCATAGGCCATTCAGCTTCAACATCGGAATACGTCAAGCCATCCCATTCGCCAACTTCAGGCACGAGCAGCTTGATGTACTCAACAATGCGCTGCTCCATGAGGATCACAGAACGAGCCAATCCCTTGGTGGATCGGCCTTCGATAATCACATCATCTTCAGTGATTTCAACGCCTTCAATCACTGCGCCGTCACGGAAGCTGACAGACATTTTTTCATATCGGCTGTTGAGTTCGGCTTCGTCAATTTTTGTGATGCGGTCCTCAAGTTGCTCCATCTCTTTGGTCAAAGGGATGCGAACTTTGAAAACGTGCCCACCAAGCTCAAATGTCTTGGTACGCAAATGTGAAGATGCTTTCTGGTAACTGTCGCCAAAAGCAGATGAAAGTCGTGACATGTTTTTTCCTTATCGTGTTTTGATAATCTTGTGGTAGATAGACTCATTCAGACTGATGGCGTAATCCACCACTTCGTCTGGAGTCATTTTATCAGCATGATTTCTTGCAATGTCATGTGCAAGAGCAATTGCCGTGATTCTTTGCTGTTGAAACCCAAACCAATTCTTGGAAGAATCAGATTGGGCTACAAGGAAATTCAAAAGGTCGTTGCTGTCTTTTACTATCATTTCTTTTACTCTGTTGTGCTTTGTGCAATTTCCTCAATGACCACAACAGATGCGGTCACGTTGTATTTTTTCAGCAAAGCCAAAGCAATGGCTTCTGCTGTGTCTGGCGCTGCCTTCGCTTTTGCGAGCTCATCAGCATCCACCACCAAGCCACGAGCAACAAGTTCAATGTCGCCGTAGCTGGTCACAATCGTTTCAATTGCGTCTGAGACATTCATCAGTTGTTCGACCAGCCGTACTGGTTGCCCCGTGGATGAATTGTAAACATACATTTGGCTTCTGCACCGGGTTGAGAATCAATTTGGAACTGACCTACGCGACCGTTGAAGGCATAAGCGATAGTGTTTGTGCCTTCAACTGCTGCAACCACAAAAGTGCGGTCAACAACACCCGAATAAGCATCAGAACGAATCTGAAGCAAAGCAGCATCAGATGGGTTCCATGCAGCCGTAATCGTCATGCTAGTAGGCGCAGCTTGCACCGGCATTTTGTCGCTTTGACGCGAACCAGCCACGCCAAAACTTGCTACTGCGTCATCCATGCCAAAAGCAGGAATGGCCTCAACAGGAACAGCAACACCAGCCGCGCCAGTGCCGTTGGCCGCAGTGCCAACAATTGTCGTGACTTGAGCAAGCCAAACAGACAAGTTTGCAGTAGTCAAAGGCGTAGGAGTCGCCGCCGATTGCATCCAAAGGGATGTACTAAAGCCGGGTAGAACTTTTGCAGGAATAGTCATGTCAACTCCTTATGCGTTGTTGGACCAACCGTATTGGTTGCCACGAGGGTGAACAGTAAATGTGCATTTGGCTTCAGCACCCGGTTGAGAATCAATCTGGAATTGACCCACGCGACCGTTGAAGGCGTAATACACAATGTTTGAGCCTTCGGTAGCCGAAATTACAAACGTGCGGTCAACCACGCCAGAGTAAGCATCGCCACGCATCAACAGCAAGTTGGTGTCAGCAGGGTTCCATGCGGCTGTGATGGTCATGCTGGTTGGAGCAGCTTGCACAGGAATCTTGTCAGATTGACGCGAACCAGCAACGCTGAAGCTGGCAACAGCATCATCCATGCCGAAAGCAGGAATCGCCTCAACAGGAAGCAAGTTGCCAGAAACGGCAATTGGAGAAACCGATGCAACCAAAGACAACTGTGCAGTAGTCAAAGGAGTTGGCGTAGCGGTTGGTTGTGCGTAAAGCGCAGCGGTAAAACCGGGCAAGACTTTGTTTGGTAAGGCCATTTTGGGTATCCTTTAAAAGTTGAACAATTGTCTTGTATTACGCTGGAATGTCAATGGTGCAATCCAAGAAGATTTGCGCCATTTTCTCTTCGTTGTTGTAGCTGTTGTACAGCCACATCACATCTGCTTTGGCAATCCAAAATCCATCTTCTGGACTGCCCAACAAACCACTGTATCCATGTAAAGATTGCAGGATTTGATTCGATATTGTAAATCCGTCTTCAATCTGCTGAGTGAAGATCGAAATTTGGAAAACAGGACGATCAATGCCTTTGTTGCTTTGCGTCTGACCTGTATATACCGGCTGGTGGACGTTGCGGAGCATCCAAGTAATGAACTTGGGCTGTGTCGCAAAATTGCGGTTAAATGCCGCATAAACAGGCACAGGCGTGACAATGTTAGCCAGTTGGTACTGGATAGCTTTGCCGTAAACAACAGGATTGAGTTGATTTGCCATTAGACCGCCGTAACTGGATCAGAACGATAGCACATGAAGATAACACTCATGCGGTCATCAGACTCCCGAGCATTGTCAATACGCCAATCTTGGCCGCGATAAGTGATTGAATACAAATGCTGATGCTCAACAATTGTTTTCATGTTTGGCGTGTAATTCAGCGTCAAATTCACCATGTCCTGATACAGCCGATATTTATCAGCGATCTTCAGACTGTTGGCAACAGACGCAGCTCGCGCACGAGTCTCAAACCACAAAGTCTGAGTTGTGGATTGCTCACCAAAATCCGACTTCGCAAAAGTCAGATTGTTGATTTTGATGTTCTCAAAACGCGCAATAGACATTTGGTACTCACATTACGAGGGGCTTGTAATTGCGTAAAAGCGTAGTCACTCCAAACGGAATGTCTTTCAGCTTGGTCTCAGTCGCGTTTGCACGGTTGTTATACAAATGCGTCAACAACAACAAGCCAGCTTGCTTGATGACTTTGTAAGAAGCCAGCGGGTTTGCCACGGTGGAGTATTCCACAATGATTGGCGCTGTCATTACCGAATTCACGTCTGTCGGAAGGTTGTTGACAATCACTTTGTTGCCAGAAGCATCGTAGTAATAACTGTCGCTTGGAATTGTTTGGAAGACAGGCGGGAACGAATCATTCCAATATCCAACCAAGCCAATCGTCACGCCAGCCAATGATGGCGTTGCGTTTTGACTGACTTCAGGCAAGTCAAGGCTGATAGGTGACGCAACAAGGCTCTCAGAACCGTACCAGACGCGATAAGTCACCGGGAAGATAGACATACCCAAGTAATCTTCAATCGCCTGTCTGGTGGCAACTTCAAGCATTGTCAGGTACGTGTCCTGACTGGAATCATCAAACAAGTTTAATTGGTCTGTGATTTCGGTCAAAGTCAACCAAGCAGAGGAACTATCACGGGCAATCTGCTCAACTTTTGAATAGTTGAACGGATTGCGTGTTTGCGCCCCAAAAGGCGCAGCGTATTGATAGTTGTCAATGCTCATGTTTAAGTCTCGATAGAACGAACACCAGCGAAAACGTCACGCACAGTGCTTACCATGCGCTTCTCAGCATACAGGTTCACAAAACCGGGCGTAGTCTGCTCCATTGCTTGCACAGTCATTTCTTCCACATCAGCAATCGTCAGGAAACGAGGCCAGTTTGCAAGGTAAATGGATGTGCAGCCAACAGTGCCGGTAGCGTCCAGATATGGGTTTGGAATTACGGGAAAACCAAACACATGGAGCAAGGAACCAGCTTCAGCAGAGCCGATGTCACCAAAAGAATAGCCACCACCGCCATGAGCATAGTCACGCAGAGTCTGAATGGCTGTTGGGTGCATCATCCAAGCAGTTCCGGGCATAGACCAGTATTGCGCTGGCAAAGCATTTGCCATTGCAGACAGGGTTTCGGCTTCAAGGCCACCCACATTGTTGTAGCCAACAGTACGGATGGTGTGCAAGCCGTTTGTGATGGCTGTGCCGCTTGAACCAAAGGCAGCAGCAGCGCCAGCAGCGCCGGGGTAACTGTTCAGGCCACGCAAGCCATCCGTACCACCAGTTGATGTGGTTGTAGAGCCAGCTTGGTCATTGTTGAGGCCACATGATGCGCCTTCAAGCTGTGCAAATTCCATCATCAAGTCTTCAACCAACTCTGATTGCAGACCGTTGACATCAGACAGAACAGCCGAGCGAACAGGCAGTTGTGCAGAAATCACACGAGTTGGCAATTGCCAAATGCTTGTGTTGATGTTTGGAGAGCCACTGTTGGGCGAAACAGTGTAGCCCCAAGGATTTGTGCTGTTGGCAGCGTTACCAGTTTTGGCAACAAACTGAACAGCGGAATTTCCGGGCACTTTGATATTTCGTGCGCCTTGACGAAATGGGTTTGCGTATCGCAAAGCAGCAAATGCTTCATCAAAGTAAGTGCGACCACCGACACCCAAGCCTGAACCAGTGATGGCAGATGCCTCGCGCAAGTCAATTGTGACTTTCTCGCCAGTTTCCAAAGTTTGCTTAATTCCAGTCAGGATGCGTTCAGTGATGGTCATAACAGTTCCTAAATTATTGGCACAAAAAGGAGGGGCAATTACGCCCCTCCGTTTTATCAGGCGGCTGTGCCTGTCGAGCGATAGCGGATCAGTGCGTTTGGATCGCGCACAGATGTTGCCAGACGCTTCTCACCAAAGAAGGTAATGTAGCCGGGCAATGTCTGGTCATAACGGCGCATAACCATGTTCAAACGGTCAATGATCGTGTGAGCGCGGCTCCAGTCACCAAAGTACATTGGGTACAGGCTGGTTGTACCAGCAGCACCAGTTGTAGCTTGGCTTGGGTTGTCCAGATACTTGTTCATCACAACATCAAAGCCGAGCATTTGACCAATGATGCCATCAGGATTCAACGACTCAGTAGAGTTGAAGATTGGGCGACCGTTGGTGTCTTGCAGACCACGAATTGCTTGAGCCAAGATTGGGCTGACCATGAACTTGGTGTTAGGAGTCCAATACTGCTGTGGCAAGGCGTAGATCGTGTTGATAACGTCTTTGTATTGGATTGCGTTAGCACCAACAGTGTTGACGTTAGAAGTGATCTGGTCATAAGTAGCCAGCGAATGCAAGCCGCTTGTGGAGCCAGTGCCAGAAGTGCCAAAAGCAGCAACAGACGATGTGCCACCAGCGTAGGTGGAGTTAGCACCAGCGTACTGATCCAAACCGCGCAAACCGTTTGTGCCGCCGTAGGGGTTTGTACCCGACTGAGCAGCTTGGTCGTTGTTTTGGATCATCGACAGAGCTTCAGCTTGAGCGAACTCAGCCAGCATATCGTCAACCACGTTGGCTTCCAAGCCATCAATGTCGTCCAGAGCAGCAGTACGGATTGGGAACTGCACGTTCAAGTCTTGCAGAACCAATTGCCAGATGCTGGTGTCTTCAGTGGTGGTTGCGCCGTTGTTCTGGATGCCATAGCCCCATGCAGCACCAGCGTTGCCAGTCTTGACACGGAATTGATAGCTAGAACCATCGGTAGCCACAGTGCGAGAAAGACCGCGCATAGGGTTAGCCAAACGCAGAGCAGCAAACACTGGATCGTAGCCAGTACGGCCACCCTTGCCATCACCGCCAGCGGTCAATGACGAGGCTTCTTTCAGGTACGCATCCATTTGGCTTTCGTCTGCAAAAATTTGCAGTTCTTTTTCCAAACGGTTGTTGCCCTTGTAGAAAGTAGCCAATTGCTCTTTCACCGAACGGTTCACATCGGAGCGAACAGTTTTGGCGGGTGTGCGGATGAACTCAGGCATCTGGATAGAAGCAACTTTGGCTTCCAGAGCAGCAACCTTTTCAGCCATTTCAGCTTTGACAGCTTCAACAGCAGCAGGGATTTTTGCTTCAACAGCAGTGATGCTTTCGGCCTGTTTGGCTTCGATAGCATCCAATTTTTCGATGATTTCTTTGGACATGATTAACCTTTCAGTCGTTTGTCGAGGAGTTTCAGAAGTTCACGTTGCTCAAGAGCCGCGAGAATTTCCGCTTCGGTTGCCTCCGCATCAGAATCACTCTGAGTTGGCGCATTTTCAATTGGCACTTCAACAGCATCACGCTGCTCAATTACCGTCTTGAACACAGATGCGGCGGCAACCGACATCTGCTTGGACAGACCTGCATCCCGCAAGGCTTCTTCCAATACTTTCAAATCAGCAGAACCATCAGGTCGGAAATATTCCAACTTCTTGATTTCTGCCTTCATGTTGTTGGGGTGCATAACCACGCTGGTTTCACGCAAACCACCTTTGGTGATCTGAAAATAACCAGACTCATATGGATCATCGGACCCAATAGTCATTGGCTCTCCATCTTCTTTAACCCACTGATATTCTTCAGCATAAGCGCCAACAGAAACGCCGCCAAACATATTGGGGGATTCTTTCATCACTTGATAAAGATCAGAACCAGTTGTGGTGTTGAGATACAGGCGACCGCAGGCATTCATGCCATCGTCATCCATCTCAATGCTTGTCCACTCGCCGACAGGAATAGCGTCAGCATTGTGATTGACATACATTGGGAGAGGACGACCTGACGCAGCAAACTCTTTTGCCCACTGCATAAAGCCTTCAGGCTTGTAGAAGAATTTACGACCGTCAGCGCCTTCACGAGCACCCCAAGTCGTAATACGAGCCTCAATCTGACCAGACGGTTGGCCGCTGTCGGCTTTTTCGTTCAAGTTCAGCTTGGCTTCGCAGATTAGATTCAATGTCTTCATTGATTGCCCCTAAAGCAATGGATTGGTTATTGTCCTGTATTTTAGGGGGTTGCCCTAATAATACAGGCAACTGTTTTGTGGGTCGCTTGACCTGTTTCGCCAATGCTACCAGATATTTTGAATCAGTACGCATTTTTAATCAAGTCTTGGAGCCGATGTTCATCTTGCTTTTCTGACTTCCACCGCCACCACCCGTGTCTTGAGCAGAACTTCCGGGGA